GGTAGTGAGGCCAGCAATAGAAGCGAGACCTGCATCGTAAGCTTGGACATCAGAGCCAATGGCTACTCCCATAGTTGTGCGCTGTGCGCTTGCATCTGCGTCGTCGAGAAGTGCTTTACCAGCAGCGGTCAGGTCGTACGTGGCTGCAGTACCAGAGCCAGTGAACTGAATACCCTTGTCTGCTGCAGAGGTGAGACCAGCAAGTGCTGCGAGTTCTGCATCGTACGCCTGTACGTCAGAGCCGATAGCCACACCCAGAGTCGTGCGCTGGGCAGCAGCATCAGCGTCATCCAACAGAGCCTTACCCGCTGCCGTGAGATCATATGTGGCTGCGGTGCCAGAACCAGTAAACTGAATGCCCTTGTCAGCAGCGGATGTCAGACCAGCAAGTGCCTGTAGTTCTGCGTCGAGACGTGCGTTCGCAACGGTGCCGGACAACTGGCTGGCATCAATGGTCTTGTTAGTCAGTGTCTGAGAACCGGACAGCGTAGCTACGGTACTGTCGATTGCAACAGTCAGCGTATTTCCTGAACCGGATGTGTCGATGCCGGTGCCGCCAGCAATGTCAAGAGTTTCGCTGTCGAGGTCGATGCTTAATGCACCGCCGCTGTCACCCTGAAAGTCGAGGTCTTGTGCAGTTACCTGACTGTCTACGTACGCCTTGATGGCTTTAGCTGATGCAAGAGTAGTGTCGGTGCCAGCAACACTCGACAGGTCGGTGTCAAGTACGCCCGACTTGAGATTGTCTACTTCGATGTTCGACAGGGTATTGTTGTCAGCATCGATTCCTTTGTTCGTCAGGGTCTGCGAACCCGTGAGGGTGGCTACGGTGCTATCAATAGCAAAAGTAACAGCGTTACCTGAGCCACTAGTATCAATACCTGTGCCACCAGTAAACGTGAGACTCTCGCTGTCAAGGTCGATAGACAACGCTCCACCTGAGTCTGCGGAGAAGTCAAGGTCTTGGGCGGTAACTTGCGAGTCAACATACGCTTTGATAGACTGTTGCGTAGCCAGCGCAGTAGCACTGTCAGACGACATGTTATCTTCATCTAGGATATCCGTAACAGTTGTGGTCGGCATCGCAATGCTGTCCACATTTGCAACGCCGTCGATGTGCAGGTCTTTGAACTGCTTGCTCGACGAACCCAGATCGATGTCGTTGTTGGTTGTCGGCTCAATCACGCCGTCCTTGATAACAAGCTGCTCTACAGACGAACTAGATACGTCAACCGAAAACTCGATCTGATTGTTGGGGTTGTCGATAACAACTTTGTTGAGTGGCGTTGTTTCGCCCGGATCACCGATGAGTCCGATGACCGGACCCTCTGCGGCAGTGCCGTCGTGCTTGTGACCAGTCGAATTGTTAAACGCAGCAAGTACCTGATCGAACTCGTCGTTAGAGTCCGCTGCATTGATAACGTCGCCGTCAGTGTATGTAGATTGTCTGGTATAACCTGCCATGTGTTATCTCCTGCCCCCCGGCGTAAATTCGAGTTGATAGCCTTTTACTGAGATGGGGGCCGATCCCTGTGAGTCGTCCAAGCGCACTGCTACTGTAAATCCTCCACCCTCTACGCTCTGTCGAACCAGCGGAGTACCCGATGATCCGTACACAGCAGTGCCGTAAGTCGATGCGGCGAGTCCGTAGATAGCAATCGCTGCACCCGTAGTCAGATCGTATTCGGCGGGTTGAGGTACGTCTGACGAGTTGAAATCGTAACGGATACGGAACTTGGAGTTCACGGTGCCGTCGTTGTCGTAGTTCCAGATGATACGTTGCATCAACTTGCGGATGCCAGCATCACCCATTGTGTAGTCCGGAGAACGGTATATTGCCTGTATGTTTGTGCCATCGAATGTGTTGCCCGACTCCTGCTTGTAGATGTAACCATCGTAGCCGCCGTGCAAGACCGTCTCTGTGCCGCTGATGAATCCGGATGCACAGCACGAAGGCTTGATGCCCTTAACGTCTGCGTACTCCCAGCCGATGCCGCCCTCTGTACCTGCCTTGATGACGCCAATGATTCCGGGCTGTCCCGAAGCTGCCCCACTGTCGTCAGGGAAGAAGAGTCGATACTGGGTCTTACCCCTAATTACCAGCGAAGAGATACGATCCGTGTCGATGTTGTCTAGGCGTGGCTGGATCGTCTTAGATACGGTACCAAGTTCAACGTCACCGATCCTTTCAGTACCGGCAATCGTACGCAGTCCGTCAGGCGCGAGGTAAACAATGTCACCCGATATCTCCTGAATGCTGAAGCCGTCTACACAGCCGATGCGGCGTGTGACTGGTACGACTGCAAAGTCGGACAGGCTGGAACCCGTGATCTTGAAGATAGAGTCTTCGCAGAATACAAAGAGACTTTCACGGAAGACCTTGATGCCCTTGATGACGCCATCGACCTTGATCGATCCGGCGTTGTTACCTGCAGAAAAGTCAGTCTCATCAAACGGGGCGGTAAACACCAACTCCTGCGGACTCGCAGACATACCCGCAAAAAAGACGTGGCTTCGAAATACCTCTACAAATGCAGGATTAGCAGGTGCGCCGGAAGCGTTCAAGTCAGTGACACTGGTGTTATTGTACGACGAGGCGCTATTCGCTCCGTCCACCGTTATCATCTTGTCAGTGCCGTCAAAGTTGAAGTTTACAAAGTTGTAACGACCCGCTGACGTACGACCTGTGTCGATGCTAGTCCAGCCGCTGCCTGTGCCTTTGTAGACTGCTGTACCTTGTGCGGCAATGACTTGATTCTTGTAGATGTGTACGCCAAGAATGGTGCCCGACGAGCCACCAACCTGATTCGAGTCGTATTTGGTGAAGCCGTTGATGCGGCGGTAGCCACCGTTGATGTCCGGCTCGAAGTTTTGCAACTGAGTTGCGGCACCCGGAGGAAGCGTGAACGCATCCTTGTCGAGCATCAAGCCGCCGCCTAGCTTCACAACAAACGGACTCAGCAGTGAAGTATCTGGCATCAGACAGCCCTCATGTAATCCTTACGATTGATCAGTTCGATACGCATACGAGACAAGCCCTCCGTGTAGTCACGAAGAGCAAGCTGTGAAAACTGAACATCTGAGCGAAGCATATGTGTGTAGTACCGGGCACGATTGACGATTACATCGTGAAAGCGTTCTGGGATGGTGGGCGTGTCCGTATTTGCTGACATGTCGCTCACTGTCTTGTAGTAATAGTACCTAACTGTGTAGGTAGACTCGTCAGGTACGGGAGACAAACCCAGCTTTTGATCCGGTGTTTTGTATATGAATTCTGGCAGGGCACGTGAACCTGTATCAGGGTTTGTGTCGGCCTCATTACGTCGATCTAAGTATTCGTTAAATGAAAGGTATCGTAATTTCTTTTCTGCTGTTGACGCAGACTCTTGGACAGTGAAGCTATCATAATTAACTGTCTTTGCATTTGACTCCCGTGCATACTCCGCTGTTCCCGCAGTAGTAGTAAAAGACTGACTAACAACAGTAAACGGCCACTCAACTTCGGAGTTGATAATGTCTCTCTGGGCCTTGTTAATAAAGTCTTTGACTGATGTCTGGATGCCTCGTGTCGTAGAGACTGTGGTAATCTCCACTTCATTGATCTCTCGCAGCACAGCATTTATGAGTTGTAGGAATGTCATTCTAGTATCCGTTAAGCTTCGCTATCCAGAACTTCAAGTGCTGCCAGCTTGTCTTCAGCATCTGCCCAACTCTGGACCGCCTTATCCATTTCTTCAAGCAAATCCGGATGTTCACCGATACCAGCAGGATTGTTCGTGTAATTCGCATATACAAAGAGTGCATCTTTTTGCTGGGCCTCGTACTTGTGTTTCAGTGCTTCGTATGCCAGTCGTTTCATGTGAGTCTCCCTGTACAGCATTATACACTCTTTTTAACTGTTTGGCAAGTAAATTATAATTTGCCGTTGTGGTGCATTAGGAGAGCAACAAAGGCACCCATGATGGAAAGGCCAAGAATAAAAAAGATCGTAACGATCGTTACTTCAAGTATCTTCTTACGTTTACGCGCTGCAGCTTCTTCTTGTTCTCTTCGTGCTATACGAGCCTTCGCCTGAAAGCGTTGCCAGTCGCCCCAAAGTCCGGGTCTTCCAGCGTAGATCATAATCTGCTTCAGTTGTTCTTCTTGTTCACGTATTTTTTCAAGGGCCATAAACTCTTCGAGATCAGAGCCGCCACCCTTTTTCTGAGACTTCTTCTGGAGTTTCTCCTTTGCCCCCACGAACTGTGCAATAGCATTACCTGCGGAAGCAATGTCTTTACCATTCTGTACGGCTGTCTTGATAACAGCGAAGGCTGCATTTGCTGCGGCTAGTTCTGCTAACATCAGTAAACTCGTACACTCTCATCGACTAATTTAGGCAGGCAGTATGCCGTCACCTTATTTCCTTGTTTGTGAAGGGTTTGTGCGTACCATACGCATTCTCTCAAGTCGCGGAAGTACATGTCATTGCTGACTCTCCGCTGGTCCTCTCCCGTGCCCAAGAAAACGAACAGGAGAAAGACATGTTTCATGTAAAGACTACAGGTCTTCCTCGCCTCATGTACTCTTGCGCTTTTTCACTAGGGTACTCCGGACGTTCAATTCCCTTGCCCTTGTCCTCTTGAAACTGACGAATTGCACCGGGAAGAGTTTTGCGATGTTCTTCTATTTCTCTGCGGAAATTGATCCCTCCAGATTTCTCAGCACTTTCAGCAGCCATGCGCCCCTTTGCCATCAGAATTCTCCTTTTACCATTGCGTCCGAAAGCTTCGTGGCCCGCGAACCGACCTGCTTTGCCCACCTCGAATCGAGCATCTCGCGTCCGGCGGCGTCAAACTTTTTGTCGTGGATCGCACCCCACATGCGCTTGAATTTACACAAGCGTGGCACACCCATATTGAAGGCCATATCCATCAAGATCAGTTGGCGCACCGCGTCCAAGTCGTTGACGCAGGGATGTACCCGTGTGAGTTCATCCTCAACAATCTTCATATCATTCATGGCTAAATAACGTGCATCCGCCTCTGTGATACCATGTTCGTACACGACAGCCATAGACGGAATATCCATGTGTTCTAGTTCTTCCTTGCTGATGCCGCGATCCTTGAGGTTGCGTCCGATACCGATTGTATCGATACCCAGCGTGTCCTGATACACAGTGAGGACCATGCCCTCGTGTGCAATCAGCTTATCTAAAAAGTGAGATGTATTATACTTCATTCCGATGTCCCTTGTTTTCGCCGCCCATCCAGATGCCAAACGCACCGGTCATGGCACCCATCACAACGCTTACAAACGCGGACTGTGCTGCTGTCGGGGCGTCCAAGTTCATAAACCACTCTGCACAACGCCAACTCATCAAGGTCATGACGAGCATCATGAAACGAGGCAGAAGCTTCCACTTGGATATGCGCTCGAATGTTACGTCAGCCACGCCTATTTCTTTCCGAAGAACTTTGTCGCGCTGCGGACTCCAAAGCTTGCAGCAACAATAACGCCCAAGCTGTACTGGTACCATTCAGGCATTTGCTCCAGTTGTTGAAATCCATGTGAGACGACATCTTCCATACCCGGTATAAACGCTAGGATCAGCGGAACCGAAAACAAGATCACCAGCCACTCATCCTTCCACGAGTTCTGGCTGCCCTTGATTGCTTCCAAGTCCCAGTCTATTTCACCTGTTGCTTTCTTTTCCATGATGACCGCTTCGGCTTTTGCCTTTGCGACCTTCGCACCTGTTTCGGCTTTTGTCTTTTCGACCTTACCCTCTAGCCACGTGCCAGCCAGTTGAGAAATCGGACCTATCAATAGGTTTAGCATTTCCACCTCTTACGTGCTTGACGAAGACGGCTGTTCGGATTCTTTGCTGCTTTCGGGAACTTCTTCATCTGTCCTGCCGAACGAGCGCAGAATGACTTACGCCGCTTCGCTGCCTTACTGCCGGGTTTCACTTTGCCAGTGACTGCAGTCTGCAATTTACTGCCGGGATTTTTGCGTCGATAGGCAGCTACCCCAGCCTTTGTCATACCCGCACCCTTTTTTGTAGGGCGGAAGTTCTTCTTATTGCGGGCAGGCATATTGTCAGGCTTTCTTTTTGCCACTGGCCTTCCTCCTTCTGCCCGAAGCTGTCACGGACCAGTTCACTTTGCGTGGTCCGGTCTTCTTAGCAGCTTCTTTCTTTGTTATACGTTTTGCGACTTTAGCTGGCCGACAGGCTGGATAGGGTCGCTTCTTCTTTTCAGACCCAGAACGACCACATTTTTTACCGGTCTTTACATCCCGCCAGTCTTCCTTGAACCACTTTGTTAAGCCGCCCTTTGGTTTAGCCATACCTAGTACGTCCCACCACGCTTCTTGTATGTACGAACGAGCCATGCGTTTGCATATGCCGAAGGATAAACATCGAACTTACGCTTGGCCTCTGCCTTTACGCGGGCATATAGTGCTTTATTTTTAGGTGTAGGACTGCCTGACTTTTTCTTGGGCTTGGGTGGTGC